CCCAAAAAAAAAATCGAATGGGGCGAAAAAAACACTTTACTTCCTTCTGGTTTTCGGCGATAATAGAGTTGTAGGGGGAAAGAGACGATGAAGACCAACGAAAACAACAGGAAGAGGGAGGGAGCGGAGATGAAGAAGAGCATGAACCACGGGGAGTACCAGAACAGGACGCGGAGCATGAGCGAAGCGGCGCTGAGGTTCACGGCCAATGACGCTCGCGAAGCCGCGGAAGCGTTCCCTGACGGTGAGAACAACGGGTACTACACTGACGAGATGCACTACTGCCTGATGGAACTGAAGGCACGGCAGATGAGGGAGGTGTGAGATGAAGACACATCAGGTCAGGCTTTCGATGACTTTCCCGCATCCGGGAGCTTCAGAGGCGCTCCCGTTCACGGCGTGGCTGCGCGCGCGGGGGCACGATGCGTTTCCCGCTGGGTGGGGCGCAGACTACGTTGACGGCGTCAATACGATGCCCCTGGGCAAGCAGACGCCCGACAACACCAGAGCGCTCAGGACGCTGATGAATTTGTGGAAGCAGTACAAGGCCACTAAGACGGAGGAGGTGTGAGATGAAGCAGCACGAAGTTGATAAGTTGGCGGCCGCATCGGCCAAGGTCGCGATGATGGCGGCGGCGGAAGCGCTCAAGGTGCGGGGCGTTGTCCCTGACGATCTGGGGCTGATGGAGAAGGTGCTGGAGGCGCTGAGGGCGCGCGTGAAGGGCGCGATGGAAGAGGCGCTGAAGGATGCCAAGGAAGCGCACGACGCGGGCATGACGGCCGTGGCTGAGGCTACCTGGGTGGCGACCTTCCGGCTGGCCGGTATCAAGGCGGTTGAGGACGTGTTCCCCAAGGCTGAAGCCTAGCGGGATCGTTCACGCCGTCGCGCGTGGGGGTGGTCCGCTCCTCCCTGGGGCTGCTCCCACGCTTTGTATTGCCCCGCGTTTTCGCCCGGGGGAGGCGGGAAGCGGCCTTGCTAGAGCATGCCTAAGCAATCGAAAGAAGCCAACGTGTCTAATCGTACAGACCACGCTCCGTTCGCCCCTTACGCCACGCCCAGCCACGTTTCCAACCCCTTACGGGCGCGCGCGTAGGAGAAGCCCAGGCACGGCATCATCCGCGCCGCAAATCTCCGAATCGCCCCATCCACCACGCTCACCCCGCCAATCACTCCAGAAGAAATCCCCCAACCACCCCATCCCAACACAATCACCCCGCTCCCGCCCGGAGGAAGTAAGGCGCCCCAGCCCAACTCATCGTCCTCATCAACAACCGGCGTCCTCATCATAACCCCATCGCAGTCTTCATCAACGCGGCGTTATACCGTCCTCAACCGGCGCCGAAGGGGAAGCCCAAGGGGAAGTGAAGTGCCCAATGCGTTGAGTTCGGCGTAGTGCGTTGATGCGCTGAGCGCTTTGGTCTTCCCGCGGGAAGTGTTAGCGGGTTGACCGTAGTATTTATGCTGTGTGCAGATCGGACGCGGGCGCTTGGTCAAGGCCATCAAGCAAACCGGACGCCCCATCTTTGCGTTGGTTGTGCTATGCTTTGTGGTGCGTTGGGGCGCAAAACTGGAAACACCCACCCCCAGTGGTGCCCGTTCCGTGCGTGCGGGCGGCGCCGGACCCATGGGTGGCCTGTCAAGGATGCGCAGCCATTTTTATAGATTTCAACACAAACAACGCACACCACAAACAACGCACAATTCGCAATCCGAAATCAACGCACAATCCACAATCCACAATCCACAATCCGAAATCAACGCAAACAACGCAATCGCATCGACCAATCCGCAATTCGCAATTCCCGATCCACATTACCGTCCCACAGACCACCCCAGTTCCCGTTGCCCAATAAGGGTGTCCCCTTCCGCCCAGGGGCTGGCGCCCCGGACGGAGGTGGACGGTTTTTTGCGGTGAATACTCAGGGGCGGGGTGATGGGTGGCGTGCTATTGTGGTGGTGTGGGTGTGGAGGGAAGCGTGGGCGCGCCTACGGCGCCGGGGAAGAAGTGGGGTGCGGTGGGCTGCGCAGGCGGTGAGATAGCCTAGCATCCATGCGCTGAGGCTCATGCCTGCGAGATAAGGAAGCAACTCAAGAAACATCCAGACTCCTCCTTGTTTTGATGAGATTCATGGCATCGTGATACTCCGAAAGCCATTCGGGAAATTCGCCCTGTGGCGATAGTGACTCCCAATCGGCGACGGCGCCGGGGCGGTGTAGTCCGGTTATCCCGGTGCTTTCGCACATCAGCAACTCCAGGCATTCTAGCCCAGCTTCCAGTGCGTCGCAGTAGCGGTTGAGCTGGATGTAGGCTTCCATGAAGCGTGAAGCCTGCGTTCCGGGATCGGGGAGCGGCTCATCCAGTATCAACGCAGCCATGGAGCGGTCCTGTTCGTGGGCTTCCAGCTTCATGCGCATCTCCGCGAGCAGGGAGGCTACGGGGATGGGCTTGGCGATCGGATTTTGGCCCAGGAGCCTGTGCGCCGTCCAAATGGGGCATTGGGGATCTTCGCAAGCCGCTTCCTTCTGATCGTGCCCCGTGTGCTCCAGGAGCTTCTGAAGGGTTTTGTGGTAGCGGATTATCTTGCTGGCCAGATGGACAATCTGGTCAGCCGCTTCGTGAAACACGTGATCCCGGGTGAGCGGGGCTTCATCGAAATTATCATGATACAGCACATTGACCAGTTTGTTCATGCCGCTGTTCTGGCTCATTTCCGTTCCTCCGTTTCCTCATGAAATCCGGTATGTGCTGTATTTCAATCTCATCGTCCGAAAGTATGGAGCCATGCTCTTCGCCCGCATACATCGGGGCCAGCCGCCAGAGGCCAAGGCCCAGATCTTTCGCGCGTCCCAGCTTCCAGCTTGCCTTTGTGTTGCGGAGGCGCCATTGATAGAATTCGCCATCCCGCAGAGTCGCGGGGCCGGGTTCGACAGGGCGATTCGCAATTGCTTCCCTGCAATACTCATCCATGCGTCGGTTTCCTTCGATTGATTGTTGCGAGTCAAGAAGCGTCAACACCTTTGCGCCCGAAACGTTCCAACGCTGAGTGGATTTCCTCCAGAACGGTTTCCGCCCGAACGCCGGAAGGGATTCCCGGGAAGATGGTGCCTTGAGCGCGTTCATCTCCGCTGGCCCATGCTCCCGCTTGCCCGGCTAGGGTCAAGGTTTCCTGCAAAGCATCGCGGCTGTTCTGTACGGTTGATGCGTGCGGGGGCGATATTTGGCCGTCTTCCAGCGCCTTTGAAACATCCACTAGAAGTTCACGCGCTTTCATACACACGGCCATCGCCGCCCGGGTCCGGAGGAGTTCCCGCCACATCCGCAAGACGGCCTGTCCCGTGCCTGTGCCTTGAGCGTTTGGGCCTAGAAACTGCTCGGTGATTTCTTGTTCCGAAAAGGCCATCCATCTCTTGAGTTCCTCTGTGTGATTCATTCTGTCCTCCTTCTTTCTTCCGGCTTATTTGCGATGAGGCGTGTATCGTCCGTCCTTCAAGAGAAGACTAACGTATTTTGTCGATTCAAGCGAAGCCCCATCAAGTTTCAATCCATCGATGTTAGGGCGTTGTTGTTCTGGGCATTCTTGAAGATATCGGCGGATGGACGGGAAAAGCTAGAGCGTTTGGATCATTTTCGGTTATCATAGCGGGTAGAGTCGATGGAGGCGGAATGTCGCAGTCAGTCGCAAATACAAGTTTGAACGCAATTGAGCCCACGATCAAACAATTGATCGGGCGTATGGGCAAGGCCAGATACCGGCTAGGGCTGGCTACTTTGCGACAATGCTTAGCGGACGGCCAAACGGAGTTGGAGATTGCGGAAGAACAAAATTGGTCATTGGGCGAAGTTCGAGCGCTGACCAAGGGCCTGATTGACGAGGAAAGCAAATCCTACGGCATGTTGGCGCGCACCCGGGAAGAGGCTTATCTGCGCTTGAATTACCGTTTGGAGAATTGTATTCAAGACCTGGACGTTATCATACAGGACAACGAAGCGCCGCCAACGGCCAAGGTAACGGCGATCCGGGAAAAGGGAAGCCTGTTACAGAAGATGATTGAGCAAGGCCAGAGCCTGGGAGTGCTTCAAAGGGCGCCGCGGATTTCCGCGCACATCCACATCGATCCAAATACAACTCAGGAACAGCTGTTGGAGCGGGTGAAGAAAGCCAAGGGCGAATTCACGCGCATCGTGGGTGAATACGGCGTCCAAGGAGCCCACGGGGAAACGCTGATTGCTAAGGCAGAAGAGGTTCCGGGGGCGGCCCCAGAACCAATTCAACGGCGCCCGGGGAAATCCCGGGGCGGGTTGGCGAAGCGCCAGGGCGGCGTTGCGTCAAAGCAGAGTAGGGTGGTCAGGCAGAAGACAGCCGTGAGCGGATAACAGCCGAACGCGGCCAACACTAATCGGTAGGAGGAGTGAAATGAGCGGTTATCCATTCGCGCGAGGCAGTTTTGTTTCTGCGGGCGTAGCCCACACGGTGGAGGTCGGCTTTCGGCCCAAGTACATCAACATCTTCAATTCCCTGGGCGACACGGCTCAGTATCTGGAAGGTATGGCCGCCGCATCGCTTCAGAAAAATGGGTACGCTGACGGCGTGGGTTCCATTTCATCGACCAACGGAATCACGCTAACGGCGACCGGATTCACCCTGGGCACGGATGCGGTCAACGCGAGCACCGAGAGGATCTACTGGATGGCGTGGGGCTAGGTCACAACGCGCATCGGCGTAGATGAAGGCACCGCACAAGTGGGGCGCTGAGAGACGTTTTGTCTGTGCGGCGCTCCACTCTATTTGAGGAGGAGAGCATGAGACGGATCATACGTTTGGCGGTCATCTTGGCGGCCATCGCGGTGTCGCTTCCCGGGAACGCAGCAGACATCCGCTTCCGCCCGGATCTGAAGATACCTACGGGCGGCACGATGGCCCCGGCCGTCAGCGACGGGCGCTGGTGGGGGCTATCTCACGTTGTGGATGAGCGCTTGCTGATTACGTCTGATATGGGGGCCGAGGCTTCCTTATGGTTGCCGCATACTCCCGCGGGGCGAATCTTCCGGGCTTCATACATAGCAATCACGCATACCGGTCAAGGGGATCCGGTTTTCATTCGATATTTCACCGCACACGGGGATACGGCTAGTTGGAGGACGGTGTCGGCGGAGCCGGACTCAATCCAAACGTGGTATTTCCCGGGGCAGGTGGATTCGCTGCGGCTGTGGAAGGAAGTAAACACGGGGGATACATATGTTCACATCCAAGCTTGGTAAGCGGGGAAGAGGCGCCTTGTTTCGATCCCGTGCGGGGCTGGGCCTGATTGCCATTTTGATTTGGGGAGGCAAAAAGGCGTCAGGCACTCCGCCATTCGGAGGGTAAATGGCGAAAACAAGCGCGCCTAATCGGGAAGAGCTGATTGGTGAATTGGGCCAACATCACCTTTCCGTCAACGAGCTGATCCGATTCCTGGTGTTGAAAGGCGGTCGGGTCGATGTCTTGTGTAGGGAAGTTCTAGGCTACCAAGTCGCGCCCGGAGTGCACGAAAAAATCATCAATTGGCAAAACACCCAACGGAAGACTATGGTGTTAGCATACCGCGGATGCGGGAAGACTACCACAACCATTGGGAAAGTCATCTGCGCCATTTTGCGCAATCCGGACGTCGCCATATTGTATCCGTCCAAAACTCAGGCCCAGGCCAACGATATCCTTCACGAAATCAAGGGCCATTTCGAGACCAATGAGCGCCTCCACGAGATTTTCGGCACCGGTTGGATAGGGGACTACAAGTGGACTGAAAGTCAGATTGTGGTAGGACGGAGAAGGACCATCCGCAAAGAGCCCACGGTGATGGCGGTAGGTGTAGGAGGCGCTGTTCCGTCCAAGCACGTGGAGATGATTATTGGGGATGACTTGGTGGATGAAACCAATGCTCGCACCCAATATCAGCGCGATGTTATAGAAGACTGGTATTACAAGGTGTTAGAGCCTTGTTTGAATCCTTATCAGCCGGATGTGCTAGGGTCCGGAGAAATGCACTTGCTAGGCACAGTATATCATTGGGATGATCTGTATGCCAGGCTAAGGGCCAAGGGGTGGGAGCAACGTTTACTACGCATCCCCGCGATTGGCGAGGATGGCGAAACGGTGCCCTGGCCGGAGCGCCATACGCTAGAGTGGTTTCTGGAGAAGCGTCGGGAATACGGGCGCGCCCGATTCGACTCGCAGTTCCAATGCACGGCGACGGCGATGAAAGGGAAGATTTTTCGATGGGAAGATATCCATTTTGCGGACGCGCCTTGGGAGGAGGAACAAGGGAACGTGTACATGGGGGTGGATCCGGCCATCGGCCAAGACTCCACAGCAGATCACTTTGCCATCACAATAATAGGGGTCATACCGGAAGAGAAAGCCAAAGCGCAAGATGATGCGAAGTTGGTAGAAGTAACCAGGAGCGCCATTGGCGGGAAATCATTGGAGGAGATGCGATCTGAATTGGCATCTCCGAATTCCAGCGTGCGCCTAGTGAGACGGGAAACCGCCAGGAAACAAGCGCGGCGATTCGCTCCCCGGGTCCGGGTTCGGGTGTTGGACGCATATCACGGTCGTCACGTTTTTCGAGCCCAAACGGACAAAATCATAGAGATGGCGGACAAGTGGGGAGTAACGCGGATTGGAGTGGAAACCAACGGCTATCAGCTGGCGCAATATCAAGAGCTGATCCGGCGGCGCCCGGATTTGTCAGTGGTGCCCATCCCTACCACGAAGGGGAAAGTGGCCCGTGCTTGGGATCTGGCTTCGCGATTTGAAGCGGGGATGATTACATTTCAGCCCAAGCCCAATAACGAAGTTCAAGAGCTGATCGACCAACTCATTGAGTTCCCGGATTCCCGCCGCGATGACTTGTTTGATTCGCTGGATCACGCTGTTACGGCGGCGGAGCGTCGCGGCAGAAAAGCCAGAAGCAAGCCGCTAGGGCTGCTGTAAAGAAAGGGTTGATGATGTCGAAAGATAACGGCGGCCCCAACAAGTCGATTCGAGTGGAGACCAGATCCATTCGTCAAGAGCACACGGAAGCCGGGGCGGAGAAAGAGCAAGCGTCAAATCGTCAAATCGTCAAGGCGTTGGTTATAGGGGACAAGTTTCAGTCCGCGCCGGAAGTGCTAAGGAAGCGAATGGATTTCGAGGGGCTGACGATGGGCCAAGGGGATCTGATTGTGCCCCCGTTTGATCCGTTGGCGCTAACGATGTTGCCGGAAAAGTCCACGGTTTTGAGCCAACTCATCGAAGCCATGGAGATCAACATTGATGCTTTCGGTTGGCACCTGGACGTGAATATGCCCAAAGAGCAACAGGAGACCGATCCGAATGTGGCCGCGGCCATCCAAGCGGAGCGAATCCGAATCACCAATTTTCTTCAAAATTGCCATCCTGTTGATACGTTCACGGATCTGCGCCGCAAGAAGAGGCGGGATTTGGAAGTGACGGGAAACGCTTATTGGGAAGTGATTCGCAACCCGATATTGGGGAACGTACAGGGGCTCAATCACATTGAATCGCACCGGATCCGATTGGCCAAAAATGATACAGAGCTGACAAGTGTGTCCGTCAAGCAACGATGGGCTGACGAAAACGGACGCATCGTCATTCGAGAAATCGCCATCCGCAGAAGGTTTCGCCGATTTGCGCTGATGGATGAGTCCGGGACAATTCCGAAGATCTGGTTCAAGGAATACGGCGATCCGCGGCCGATGTCGTGGAGAACTGGCGAAAGGGGGGATGTAGCGCCGGAGGAAGCGGCCACGGAGCTGATTCACTTCAAGCTATATTGCCCCCGGAGCCCATATGGGTTGCCCCGTTTCGTGGGCAATTTGATCACCATTTTCGGGGATCGGGCCGCTGATGAGATCAACTATATCACCTTTGATAACAACAACATACCTTCCATGATTGTTACGGTGTCTAATGGCTATCTGACGGAAGAGACGGTCACAAGAATACAGCAATTTGTAGATGAGCAGATTCGAGGCAAATCCAACTACAGCAGATTCCTGATCTTGGAGGCTGATAGCGGGTATGAGGGCTTCGATTCGGCCACGCCGCGAGTGGAAGTCAAGCCGCTAACGAGCGAGCAGAGAACGGATCAGTTGTTTCAGGAGTACAGCAAAAACAACCGGGACAAGGTGCGGGAATCCTTCCGCTTGCCTCCCATTTTC